AGTTACCATATCGGCAACTGCTGAATTTATTTCGTAAGAAGTTTCATCGGTATTAATTAATTTTGCTCGGCGACCTATTGCCGCACCTTCACTACCGACTGTAATAATCTTTTTAGTTGCAGATGCGACAGAAGTTGCTAAGACTTCATCTACACCTGAAACATCTCCAGCCCATAGTCCTTCAAGACTAACTGTGCCGTCTTTCATTCCAACAGCATAAGTTTTATTTGCTGAACCGAAAGTTGTAGTTTCAACCGCCTCAGCCATAGCGCTTGTAGATACGGAGTTGAAGTAAGTGCTTAAATCAAAGTTATCAAATAGTACGACTGTATTTTTACCATGGCGAAATGTAGGCATTATTTATCCTCGCTTATAATTGTTTCGGCTTCGGGAGTTGAGGAAACAATTGCTTCGGCTTCTTCAACACTAATGCCGTCAGATAAGTCAATAACAGTTACAGGTTTTTCTTCGACTACTGCTTCGACTTTCTTTGGTGACTTACTAGCATCTTCAATCAAACCATCTTCAAGAAGCCATTTAATTGCATCGCCGGGCAAGTCAGAAACAATCTCGCCTGCTTCAACACGCTTGTTAGGCGGATAATCAATTCCAACCATTGCTCGATACTGGGCCATACTGCCTCCTTTGGACAGATAAGAACCCCAATACCACTTGGTCACTAGGACTCGACAACGGCTGGGGTCTCTAAGGACTCGGTTAATTAAAGAGTATCACTCAGTTTGCTTTTTCTTTAACTGACGCTCGGCTCTTTCTTGTTGAACCATAGTTAAAGTTAAGAAGTAACCGATACCGTCAATGGCATTATCTATTTTCTGTCCGTGGACTTCTCTAGCAATCTTTACTCCAACCATGCAAAGAGCCACCTGTTCGGCTGATACAGGAAATCCTAGAATTGCTTCCCATATCTTTCCTGCTCTTGTGAAGTCATCTAAAGGATGACCGTAATCGTTTTGTCTATCGCCGCTTACTAATCGAACGGCATAGTCGGCAATATCTTGTGGCGTGTTCATAGGATTTGTAGGTCCGCTACTTTCTTCTCGGGATAAGTTGCGAAGGTCAGGACTCCTGGTTCGCTGTGTTCGCCTGTTGTTAGTCTGAACCATTCCGAACCTCCGTCTAGTGCTGGCGCTTGAAGCCAATGAACACTTCCCCAATCGGCTTGTCTTAAATGATGATAATGACCAGTTATTAAAATGTCGCACTCGCCTATTGGTTGACGACCTAAAGACATTTTACTTAACCAAGTTTTTAATTTTAATTCAGCAGTAGAACCTGAACGAGCAGTATGGCCGTGAGTAAGACCAAGAATCCAACCAGCCGTTTCAACTGTAAGAGATAAATGGTCAGGCGCCATAATGACCTCAATATGACCGTACGCTTCTTGATTGAAGGCGAGGACATCTTTAACTTGGTCAATAACCGCAAGGTCGTCATTGTCTGCAAGTGTGGTGAATGCTTTTCCATTTGAACTTCTATTCTCTCCGTGATTTCCACCCACGGCTATTAATCGAACTTTATCAAAGTGTGGGGACCAAACACGGATTGCTTCAAGGAGTAATGTTCGAACGGCATTAACTTGTCCTCGTCTATCTAAGTCCACTCCAAAGGTTTGCATTTCATAATGTCCTAAACAGCCTTCTACGCTATCTCCAGTCCATATTATTTGGAGTGTGCCTAAAGGTCGCTTTAGTCTTTTTAACTCGGCTACGCGGCTCAGAACGGCTTCTATGGCACTTAAAACTCGTTGTGCTGTGGCTTCTGTTCCACCGCCTTCAGGCTTGCCTAATTGCCAGTCAGCAAGAACGACATTGAAGACTCCTTCTCCATAAATAATTTCTACCTTCTTGCGTTTATGATTTTTAATTTCTTCTTTTAACTTATCTAAGTTGTAGTCCGTTTTAGAGTCTTGTATTCGAACTACTTTGCCTTTCCATTGACGATTAAGTGCGCCAAGTGGGTCGCCCCAAACATTGAATAAAACTGGTTCAACTACTGCAAAGTAGTCTGGGTCTAATCCCCACATTCGAAGAACGCCTGTCCAATCAGGAGCAATCTCGCCTTCCATTGGCAAAGTAGTTACTTCACCTTCGTCCCCTTTCCATTCAATTCCGGGGACCCATTGAGCCTTGCGGTCTCTTTTAGGTGGTTCGTGTTCTTCTTTCTCTGCTTGACCAACGAGTGCTTTAACTCGTTCTTCAAAACTCACTTAGCGCACCTGCAACCACCAGCACGATGGCGGCGCATTGTTGCTTCACTCATTTTGTAGCCTTCAGATTCACATAGCCGAACTAAATCGACATGGCGGATTCTTTTATCTGCGAGCGCCTTTTTTAAAAGTTCTGATTCTTCTTTAGGGATAGAACAAAGCATTTGTCCTACAAAACATTCTTGCCCTATAAACAATCTTGGGTTATTTACGAGCGCAGATAAACCTTCTTTAAAGGTGTTGGTTGACTGCTTTGCAACGCGAGCATTTGAGCGAGTATGGGATGGTAAGATATTCTGCGAGGATTCGTCCACATCGCCAACACTTGGGGAATTCGTCACGATTAGAGCCCCTTCCGTATGGGTCTTTGACTTGCTCGCTCATCGTTATCTTTCTACATACGCTTGAAAATTAACTGCGATGCGAGGTCGGTCTTTGTCGTCCAATCCTAGGGGAATAAAGGCTCCTAAGGAAGCGACACGCAAGACTTTCGTTGAGGAAATCGTTACATCCGTTAGGTCAGATAAGAGGTCTCTAATTGTCTTTGCTTTATCTCTTGCGGTTGGGTAATCATCGCGAGAGCCTCTTACTAATACTTGAATGCGAGGCATATCTACATCGTAAGGATTACCACCAAAAGATTCTCTTGGAGCCATTCCTTCGTATTCGTAAATAGTTACACAAGCGTCTGGAGTATCTGGCATCTTACCTAAAAAAATACTTACCCCGAGAGTTCCTTGAGAGGCGTGAGCGCCAAAAGCACCAGCAGTGTTTTGTAAGTAATCGCCCAAAGCCTCAATTATCATCTCAACATCCCTTTCGTTTCTCTTTCAATTTTATCAGCAATACGACCTGCGATACCAGTTACTTGACGAGTAAGTGGGTCCTCTAAATACTTTGCTTTGCCGTGAGGGTGATTGGCTGAAAGGTTTTCGTGAACATAGATGGAGTATTCCGTAGCCGAGCCTCCATAAGTGATTTCGACATACACTTCATTACCTCTTTCAAATACCCCTACTTCAGGACGAATACGACCTGAGGCTTTTAAAGCACCTGTATCGACAGGCACTTCATCTTGAGAGGCGGCAAACGCCTCTTGCGCTTCGTTCCTTAAAGCACGAGCCGCAACTTTTACTCCTGCTGGTCCTGAAGCGGCTAACGCTTTTTGGATTCTTTCTAGGTCAGGAAAATAAATCCTCATTACATACCATAATAAACAACTGTGTGATGAGTTGTGGCAGAGGTATCGTTCTTTGAATCTATTTTTACTATGACTGGACTTGCACCACTCGGCAAAGTTATTTTATGTCCAAGGGTAAGAGTTGAGTAATCACCAGCAAGAATTGCTCTGCCAGCAGAAACAATATCTTGACCCTCGGCATTTTTTATCAAAACAACATCATCTATTAACCGAGCACGAACACTTATATTTGTCGCACTAAAAGTTTTCTTTCCGTACTTATCATTTGAAGCAGTTGCATTGAAGACGACTGTATCGGGCATCATTTCTAAAAAATTACTGGAATCGAATCCTGTCGTTCCCGACCATTTTGCCATTACTGAAGACTCGTCTCAGAGGTGCTAGTTCTTGGGTTATCCATTTGTCCTAAGAAAGCATCTGTGTTGTAAGTATCAACAGTACGGTCTGCTGTGGACTTAAGAGCCTCAGCATTAGCAACCCACGAAACAGTATGTTTGCGATGTCGATTTGCTCGGATAGTTCTAGCAAGTTCTTTGAAGCCTTGAGATTGAGATGAGAAAGTTTCGTTTAAAGATAAGTCACCAACAGACTTTGAGTAGTCGGCTTTATTAGCGAACTTAGCACCTAAGATTTCGGCGGCAACGGCGGCGGCTTCATAGGTATCGTTCCACTCAGTTAAAAGGTAAGCAATTTCCTCATCACTAAGTAGTTGGCGAGTTGTATCCACATCCTGAATAAGGAAGCGAACTTTATCGCGGTCAGCGGTGGCAGGTCCTACATAAGTCCAAGTCATACCCTTATATTACACTTGCCGTCCCCAAGTTACCTTGTTCCACGCTCTTTCGTGGAAGTAATAAAGAGTCACTTTTGTTAAGACTTCAACTCCAGCGATAAGTCCAGCCGTAGATGCCTTCCCAGTAATAATCCAACCAATAAGAAAAGTGTCTGCCGTTCCTGTTGCTCTCCATGTAAAGGCTTTGGCTAGAGAACGAGATTTAGTTACATTCACAAACCCATTTCCTTACGCTTCTGAGTAGCACTAATAGCCTCAATCTCATCTCCTAACTTAACTTGTTCAATCTTGTATCCAACATCGCGCCCATAAACAATGTTAGTAATGTTAGGAAACTTAACCACCATAGCGTGTCTCATTTTAGGGTCGGCTTCAATAAAGGTCTTTACTTCAAAGAAAGTAAGTGGGTCTTTTTCGCTCGTCTTGTAAGTATTACGAACTCCAAGAACTACTTGGTCTGTTCGCTTCTCAGCCTCATCGTAGAGAGCGTGGTGTCCTTCGTGCCAAGGTTGGTAACGACCAAGCATAAGAGTTGTTGGTTTGCGCCAGTCGTAAAGTCCACAATGGAAGATAACTAATTCTGCCTCTTCAGCAATAGACATACCTTCAGGAATTTCAACATCGAAGTAAGTTGGGTCTTGCCACATCTTATTTGTATCTACAAAGCGACCTTCCTTAATTCTATTAACCCAAATGAGGTAGTCGGGAACTCCAAAGGCATCTCGG